AAATCTCAACTGACAAACTGATCGCAGAACTTGACAACCAACTTATCGAAGGGATCATCACACAAGAGCAATACATCAAAGCTCTCTTGATCATCCACGATTACAAATAAGCGATATAATAGACGATAAGGGGTTAAGCAGTAGGGTAGCCTTGCTTTTACCCCGATCTCTTCACACAAAGCAACACAGAGGCTCTCAGAGACATTTACCATGACTAACAAGACCCTAATCCTCGCTCTACTGATGTTCTGCATCACTATCTTGGCCTATATCTCGAATGATCTCTACGATCACGAGAGTGAAGAACAAGCCCTGTACTGTGAGATGGTGGATACTTGGCACGACTCCAAAGGTCAGTTTGGTTGGCCTGACTACAAAGACTTGTACGAGACGGAGTGTAAGTAAGATGCAAGACAACGCTTTTAGCTTTGACCTTGATGACTTTGATGATCTGATGGCTGTGCCTGAGACTGTAGAGAGTCAGGTGCTTGAAGCTATCTCTCGTAAGTTAGAAACCACAGACATCCACAACTGGATTGATCTGTACTTTGCTGGTGCAGACAAGCTCAAAAGCATCAGCGATAACATGCCTGAATCTGTTGCCCATAAGATAGTCGTTCCGCTTGTATCACAGGTCATTGAAGATGCAATCTAAGAACACAGGTAAGGATACTTACAGGATCGTGATGATGGTGCCAGTTGAGGCTTTCATCGACGTGAACGGACTTGAACAAGCACAAGAGACTATCGACTGGTTGCGGAAGTCATATCCTACTGTTGACACAGGCAAGAATAAGGTACAGGCTATAGTCCTGTCGTTAGAAAAACACGAAGGAGGCTACAAGTGAGTTATCTACTAGGCATTGACCAAGGTGACATGATGGACAGAGAACTTGACAGGCTTGACGCCCAAGAACGGCGTATTGAGGCTGAGATCGAAGAGATTGCAGATTGGATCGGTAATACCGATGAAGGGTGGTCTTACTTCATGGAAGAGGCCTACGATGATATTGGTTGGGAAGACGGTATTGAGCTTGTCGCTCGCATGACACAACAGACAGGCGATACGAGAACCACAGAGGATTTACAGAAGATCGGCTCTGCGCTGTGTTGCCTAGTTGACAAGTACATCAACAAAATTGCTGAGAGGAAACACGATGAAAACCAAGGAATTAAAAGATACACTTAAAGAAACAGCACAAGACGTAAAAGATAAGATTTCTTTAGCTTGGCGTATGTCATTTGACGAAGAGGCGGAGATGTTACAGATGCAGTTCTTGAATCAACTTAACGAAGCTGGCGATCTTAAATTCAAAGACAGGGTTTGCTGCTACAACTGCGCCTTCTACTCTGTAGGCCACTGCGCTTTCCACGACACACCAACATCAGCAGGCGCGGTCTGCGATGACTTCGAGCCTAGCTCTAAAGGATAAGAAATGCGTTGCAAAGCGTGTAACAAGCTACTTTCTACGCAAGAAATGCGTTATGTTGACTACATGGCAAAGCGATTTGGCAAGATGCAGTTCGACGATTTTTGCTACACTTGCCAACTGATCTCAACTGATCCAGACAGAGCAGAGTATTACCAACAGGGCTTGAACGAGGTCTTGTACGATGATTTCTACGAGCCTACACTAGGCGGAAGTTCGGAAGATGAGTAAGTACGCATCAACTGGACAACCTTGCCCTAAGTGTGGCAGTTCGGATAGCCTAGCTTTGTACAAAGACCACGGCGGATACTGCTTTAGCAACTGTGGCTATGTTAATCAGAGTTATCTGGACGGTAATACCAACAAAACTTATTCCTCGCGTAGAGTTAAGACAATGAGTCAATGGAACTTAGAAGAAATACCGAACTACCCTTCTGCTGATCTAAGCAGTCGTGGGATCGTTTCAGATGCAGTGAAACGATACGGTGTTAAGCAGGCAATCAAGCCAGAAAACGGAGAGCCTGACCCGCAATCTGTCTTCTTTCCTAGCCCCAATGGAGGCTTCAAGCGTAAGAATCGCTTGACTAAGAAGGACATTGAGATTATCGGGGATTACTCAGGCTTGTTTGGTCAGGACAAGTTTGCCAAAGGCGGCAAGTTCTTGTTGATCACTGAAGGCGAGGAAGATGCCCTCGCTCTCTGGCAGATTTGGCACAACAAAGGAAAGAACTATTCTGTAGTCAGCCTGCCTAACGGCGCATCTTGTGGCGGTATAGAGAAGAAAGAAGTCTGGGACTACATCACGTCTTTCGGTGGTGTCATGCTTGTCTTTGACAACGATGATCCCGGCAGAGAGGCCGTGCAGAAGTTCGCAGACATCTATGCAACAGAGGTCAAGATCAAAGTTGCAGAGCTGCCTGATGACATCAAAGATGTTAACGATGCTGTTAAACAAGGTCGTGAAGAAGAAGTTGTCAAGAGCATCTGGAACGCGCCAGCTTACCAACCAGAGCTAATTATTCCCGGCTCTGATGTAAGTTTTGATATGATCCGAGAGCCGATCAAGCCCGGACACAAATTCAAGATGTTCCCAGAGTTCTCAGCAAAGCTGGGCGGTCTGCGTGATGGTGAACTTGGCGTTGTCATGGCACCACCGGGCGTTGGCAAATCTACTTGGGTTGCAGAGTTAGGTTACGACTTGATCAGAAGCACAGAGGAGAAGGTAGCTTGGCTTTTTCTTGAGGAAGACTTGAAAAAGGCAACGCAGAGGCTTATCGCACTTGATAACGATGTCCCGCTGCCTAACTATAGATTAAACCCAAACCTTATTTCTGATGACACAGCAAAGGAGTCTTTCGATGCCCTTATCGACAATGATCGCACTTGGTTTATCGATCTTGGCCCTAGCGGTCGCCTTTCTGTTGATCGATTGATGCACCTTCTGCGTTACTACTACAGCCAAGGTGTAACGCGATTTATCTTTGACCACATCAGCATCCTATTCTCACACGATGAGCGAGACAATGAGCGTAAGCTGATTGACAATGTGCTTTCAGAGGTTGCTGCGTTTTGCGCTGCAACAGGCTGCACCATGATTATGGTTGCCCACATTAAGCGATTCGACCAGAAGGTATATGTTAAAGATGAGATCAATGATGCTAAGTGGCTGTATATTGATCCTGCTATGGCAAGAGGTTCTGGCTCTTTTGAGCAGCTTGCCTTCTGGATTGCAGCCATAGAGCCTGAGCAGACAGAGAATGAGCAACGTGGACGTATGCGTATTAACATCAAGAAAAACCGTGAGTGGGGCTTTACTGGCCCTTGTGACGTAGTTCACATGGACATGAGTACAGGACGTTTGGAGCTATCGGAGCCACCAGAATATGACTACTAAGATGTTAGTGATTGATATTGAGACAGATGGATTGCTTGATCAGATGACAACTGTGCATTGTGCAGTAGCCAAGGACATCAAGACACGCGAGGTGATGGAGTTCAGACCAGATGAGATTGAGCAGTTTGTTCGGTTGCTTGATGACAACATCATCATTGGCCATAACATCATTAACTTTGACATTCCTGCTCTTTGGCAGTGGTGCGGGTGGAACGAGGAGCGATTCATTGGTGAGTTCTACATGCAAACACAAGCAGAGATTGACACGCTGGTTATGTCAAGACTGCTGAATCCTGACCGTGAGCGCCCTGAAGGACTGCCACAGAAGGTTGGCCCACATAGCCTACAGGCTTGGGGCATGAGGCTAGGATTCCCCAAAGGTGATTGCGAGAGTTTTGGAGAGTTTAGCGAAGACATGCTAGAATACTGCAAGCGAGATGTTGAAGTAACACATGAAGTTTACAAAGCACTAATGAAGGAAATGTTGGAATGAGTCAAAAGTTTGACCCTAAGGTTTGGGCTGGTACACATTGGAAATGCGGGATAACGGGAAAAGAGTTGATCGTTCCAGATGATGTCAAGCCTAAACAGATGTTCATATTTGGGCAGAGCTTTATTGACGTAGGTGACGGTTACTACAGCAGGATGGGTGGACAGCCTATGTATGTTGAGGAGAGCAAAAAGAAATGAAAGTTGATTGGCGTACACCGATGAAGATTGAGCATAAGGTTGCCCAGATTATCGCTAAACAAGAGCGTGATGGGTGGCCTTTTCGTGCTGATCTTGCGCGGCAGTACGTCGAGCAGTTAGAGAGTCAGTCTGATGCAATCTACCAAGAGATCAAGAGCTTGCTAGGCCACTACTACGTTGCTAAGAGCGTAGTTGATAAGCCCTACAAGAAAGACGGCTCTCTGACTAAAATGGCAGAAGATTACGGTGATGTTGGTGGGCCTTTTGGTCGCATCGAGTGGTACCAATTAGAGCTAACACAACACGCCAAGGTTGCAGAGCGGCTTGTACAGCTTGGCTGGCAGCCCACAGCCTACACAGCGACAGGCGTGCCTAAGATTAAGCCTGATGGTGAGCCTTGCCCTAATCTAGACAAAGTTATCGACGGTCTAGGCACAAAGCTTGCTCAGTACACAAAGTGTGTGCATCGTAGTAATCAGATCAAAGGCTGGCTGGAAGCACTGCGTCCTGATGGGCGCGTCCCTGCTGGCGCTAACCCCAACGGAACAAACACTGGGAGAATGACGCACAAAGTTGTCGCTAATGTACCTAAAGCAAGCGACGATGTGTTCTTTGGTAAAGAGATGCGTTCTCTGTTCACCCACAGAGGCGGTGATTACAAACTTGTCGGGTTCGACGCAGAAGGACTGGAGCTTAGAATTGCAGCGCACTACATCAACTCACACGCTTTCACTGATGCCCTCATTAACGGGGATAAGAGTGTTGGAACAGACCCCCACACTAGGGTTTTACAGGCTTGTCAACCATTCGGTGTGGAGACACGAGATGAGGCAAAGTCTTGCGTCTATAGCACTGTGTACGGCGCTAGTCCTCGCAAGGTTGCGTCAATTCTTAATCTACCAGAAAAGAACGGAGAGCAGATTATAAAAGCGGTAGAGTCTGTCTTTCCCGGTATCAGTACACTAAAGCCTAAAGTCGAGAAGGCAGCCGCAAGAGGATACTTGGTAGGACTTGATGGCCGTAAGGTATGGATGCGTAAAGATGAGAATGGTAAGATAATGAAGCACAAGGCGCTGAACTACCTGTTTCAGTCTGGAGGCGGCATATCTATGAAGGTTGTGCTGTGCATCTTAGACAAGAAAATCAAAGATGCTGGCGCAGATGTTACATTTGTAGGAAATATCCACGATGAGGTACAAGCGGAGGTTCACAAGGAATGGATTGATTGGTACAATAAGAATGTCCCCCTAGCCTTTGATGAGGCTACGAGGTTTTTAAAGTTAAGATGCCCGCTTGCAGGTGAAGTCCAAGTAGGAGATAGTTGGGCAGACACACACTGAGGTGATGACATGAGAGAGTTCCCGTTTGATGATATTGACGATGGTAAGATGAGGATTGAGATTGACGACAGGGATACCAATACTTTTATTAAGAAAACACTTCAACCCTCTGACTGGAAAGAGGTTTTGATGGAGGTTGTGTCAATGCTTAACGGGTGCGGTTACGTTATCGACCCTAGAAAAGCAGAGAAAGCATTTGATGAACTTTCCGCTAATCACATTGAGGAGTATTTGAACTATGAGTAAACAGATTGTAGAAGGTAAGATTGACAAGATTTTTGTCAAGGATTTTGGAGAGCAAGACCAGTACGGTAACCAGTACGCTATCAACATCAACATTGATGGACAGTGGTATGGTCTTGGCAAGAAAAAGAAGCCCGCAGCAAACATCAAACAGGGTGCTGGTTGGCACCAGCTTGCAGAGGGCGACTACATTGAAGCTGTGTCGAACAGCGTAGAGCGTGGTGATCGTGTTTACCACAATATTCGTGCAAGTGATATTACCTTGAAGGAGGCAGGAAATGGAGGAAGCAGTGGTGTTCGTCCTACTGGGAGTGGCTCTGGTGCTGGCCCTGTTCGTAATGCTAGTTCTGGCGTAGGCGTTGATGATCGTCAGGATGCCATCATGCGGCAGTCAGCCATGGGCTATGCTGCAAGTATTGTAGCGGCCACTCTGACAAGCAAGTCTAATGTTGATGATGCAGCAGAACAGGTACTACGAATCGCTAATGAGTGGTTTCTTCCTTACGCCAAGACAGGCAAGACTGATGATTATGAGAAGGAGGCCAACCTAGAAAAGCAGCAGGAAGCTGCGTCAGTTGAAGAAGACTTTAACGACGATGTGCCGTTCTGATTAGTAACAGCCCCGGTAGCTCAATTGGATAGAGCAACGGCCTTCTAAGCCGTAGGTTGCAGGTTCGAATCCTGCTCGGGGCGCCAACCAAAAGGACAGAGTATGAAGATTGAGTACAAAAAGCTAAACGATGAAGCCATTGAGCCTAGTGTAGCCACCCCCGGATCTGCTGGGATGGACTTGTATGCAACACACGATGCCGAAATACGGCACGGGCAGATCACAAAAGTGAATACAGGCATTGCCTTGACATTGCCCGGAACTAGCGTAGGCCTGATCAAGCCTCGTTCTGGCCTTGCATTTAAGCACGGCATTGATATTGTGGGTGGTGTAATTGACAATGATTTTCGAGGCGAGATTGTAGTAGGTTTGACCAAATTAACATCAGGTCGAGTCAAGATTGAAAAGGGCCAGAAGATCGCACAAATGATAGTCCACGATGTGCATTTTGCTACGCTAGAAGAAGTGGATAGCTTGGGTGAAACAATCAGAGGCGATAAAGGATTTGGTAGCAGCGATTGGTAATCAAGATGAGTAAGACTAAGCGTAAACAGCCAGAGTGGCTAAGAGAAGATGAGCGGTGGTTAAGGAAAGGCGGTGTTCACAAGTCATCATCTAGGAAAAAACAGAAGCAAGACTTTTTAAGAGAGATAGAAGAGGTAACACAAAATGAAAGAGCCGCTGCTGGTTATTGATGCAGACCCAATCTGCTACGCTGTAGCTTTTGCTGCACAAGACTATGCTGTAGTAGATGAAAACGGCAATATACATAACGTCTATGCTACGGCTAGAGACGCAAAAGAAGCTGCTGTGTTTCCTGATGATAAAGTTTTGCCCTATCCAGAGCATATTGATTGTGTCAAGCATCGTGTAGATGAGCAGATGAACTTCTTGCTTGATGAGATGCAGACTAATAGTTACTCCGCATTTCTGACTGGGTGCAAGTTACACGAGAACTTTCGGTATGCAGCTAACCCTTCTTATAAGGCAAACAGGAAAAATCTTGTAAAGCCTTATCACTATGATAACGTCAGAGAGTATCTTGTCTCTGCTTGGAACTGCCAGCTATCTAAAAACGGCATTGAGGCAGATGATGAGCTATCTATTTGGGGTTGGGACGCGTATCTTAACGGCCACGAAGACGTAATTATCTGTTCTATAGACAAAGACCTTGACCAAGTTCCGGGGTATCACTATAGGTGGCCTACACACAACAAAGAGGGTAATTACTATTGGGTTTCTGAAGAAGAGGCTAAAAAGACCTTCTGGATTTCTGTTTTAACTGGCGACACAGTAGACAACATCATTGGCCTGTATCGTGTTGGCCCAAAAAAGGCAGAAAAGATGCTAGAAGGTTGTCAAACAGACTTAGAGTATTATGAGGCTTGCAAAGAGCAGTACATACAGCACTTGTCAGAGAAACTAGGAAGTGCCGAGTCTGCTGTAGAACTCATGCACATGAACTGCAAAATGCTTCATTTGCTTAGAACAGAGGAAGATGAATGGGAGCCATCAATTTATGTATAGAGATGACAAGATTCTTTTAGATTTTATGGAAGAGTTGTTAGAAGACCATAGCTGTGACATAGACATTT